CACGGTTGAAGCCCTTGTCAGGGCTCCGTCAGTCTAGTACTGGCTGAGTCTCTTGAACACCTTTCTCCAATGAGAAAGGGCACCAAGGGTAAATGGATCCTTCGACTGAGTCTCTCTCAAGACTCTAGGCAGAAATCTCCCCAATTTGGGATGATGAATGCCTACTAGATGTTGAAGAAAGTATCCAAATCTAGGAGGTAAGATGGTTTTAACCTGCTGCTGTCGCAGCAACCTAACGGGATCTATCATCGGTACGTAGTACCTTTGATAAAGATCATAATCCCAATTAGGACTTACTTCCAGTTGCTTGGGATAGGGTTGTACATCACTGTGCAAACCTACCTCTTCTTTGTCCTCGATAAGAATGGCGACTAGTTCTTCAGTCAACCGTTCGGACAAAGGCTTGCCGTCTGGATTCCAACCTGCTCCCCAAGGTTGAGGCAGCTCGAGAACTTGCATTGCAAGCTTCCGGTCTGTCTTGTCCTTAACCAAGGGCAGGAGATCAGGACCCCACCACCGGATAATATCCAGTATGGAGTCGCGGGTGTGTTTAACCCACTTTGGTACCCAGAAGGCTCGAGTTGGGGTGTAGTTCCTACCTCCAAACTGTGCGAACACAGAGGAGGAGAACGACTTTTTCTCAGAGATTTCACAATGTAAATCCTTGAGTACCTGTCTATACCTAATTGATAAGTCATCATCAAGAATGACGACATCATCTCCTAGAATATAGAAGGAGTTTTCCCACTCGTAGCCATTTAAGGCAAACAGCAACGCCCCGTGGGACATAGCAAACAAGGGAAATGAAGGACCAAGCCCTAAGGGCTGACCCTTCATCCATGAAACTTCATGGCTCATTTGACGTTTATCCGTCAAACGTAATTCCCAACTGCTCCTACTCACATCCTCTAGGAAGTCCACTAGATCATGGTCTTCTTTACGGATGAAGGACTTCAGTAACAACAACTGAAGGTCCAAGGGGAAAAGGTCCGTAGCTGATGATAAATCAACGGAATGAACCTTCTTCCCTGAGCGCAATCTTTCTAGTATTGCGTGGTCAGCTTTACGCTGATCATGGGTGCAGTCCCAGAGAGAAAACCTAGGTCTTCTCTTTCCTCTTCCAGGTTTCCTGGTCGCGGATAAGGAGTGTAACAATAACTCCTTCATGGGTGCCAGAGAATGTTGGATCCACATGTGTGGAGCGGCAAAGTATCTCACTTTACCACCATTCTCAAAGCTATATCCTACATGCCCCACCTGAGGACCCGTTGGAATCGTAGAGGTATTAAAACCCTCCCACGATATACCAAGCGGTAAAATCCCCAACCCTGGTCGGGGTTGGTGATAGCCCTCAGGTGATGGAGAGATCCCTTTGAGTTTCAAGGGTTCCTCTCCAATTACCTCTTGTAAAATTCTTGTATACCGATCTGTAAAGCAACCAGATCGACCGTCATCTAGGAAGGTATCAATCTCCCTAAATGCCCGATTAGCATGACTGCTCTTCGGGGGTATACATGAAACAAGAGGTGTTGGCCTGATGCTTCGGTTGGTGACATTCGGGATTAACTTTCGAACAGCCTTCTGTATCAATTTCTTGATATAGGGAGGCGATTCCCAAGTCTGTCCGGATGACCAATCCGTGTCGGCCTCTAGAGCCTTACGGAAGGTTTGTACGTCATCCAGAACCAAGGAGGTTCTCACAATTGCTGTATAGCAATTGAGGAGCTTTAGTACTTGCTCCACTTCCTTGTCTCCTTTGCACGCGTGTGCAAAGAGCTGTCCCAAGACCCCTTTCCAATTCCCAGCGGATGTTTTTGCTATCCATGGGGTGCTAGGGCGCTCACCAAGAGCCCTAGCTTGTAGTAGACCATCTCGTATCTCTTTGACACGATCGATGGTCCACAGGGGGCCTGAAGAAGAGAGCCAGAGCTGGAATTTCTCCCAGAACTGGTATTTCCACTTCTTCGGCAGTTCAATTGACCTCAACCTGATACCTGTACTAGACTGGTGGAGTAATGAATAGCTTACGCTAGACATGACTGTCCTCCTTCCTCAAAGGAATGGATATACAGTCCCACCATACCACGTACTCGTTCAGAGTAGAGTATGTTAGGAGCACCGAGGTTCTTGGCCGTTTATTAGACGGAGTATTCCAAGATTGCCTCTTATGCTTCTCAGCCATACGTTAAAAGGAGTGTATGGCGACACCTCTTCCGGCTCCACTAGACCCATCTGAGATGGGGGGGAGTAATGACGGTAAGTACCGGAATTACCTTCTCC